TCCTCGGCTTATAGCTAGACTATTATCTGCTGCACACGTTAGAAAAGTTGCAGTTGTTGTAGAATTGTCCGCAAGATGTACACTAAGCGTTATCGGACTTAATATGTATCCGGTAGCACAAATTGTATTTCCCATATTGTAGTTTACATACCAAAGATTACGTTGGAAAAATGTCAAATTTTTTAAATTCTTTATTGACGCCACTGCTTACCGCAGTTGAGGCAGCGGATGAACTGGGTCATCGGCTCATCTGCCGAACGAGTCTGCATCTCATAGTATGTACACTCCCGTTTGCCGCACTTGGAGCAGCGGAACATATCGGTCGCCGCCGACTTGTCAACTTCAAGCATCTTCGCCTCCCGCTTGATAGACATTTCCACGTAGTTGCCCCACTTCTCGGGGTGGAGTTCGGTAAACGGCATTGCGGCAATGTCGTGCGGCTTGAATTCGCCCTCCTTCAGGCGGTCAATCAGGCGGGAATTGCCAACATAGGACGAGGCGTCAATATTCGAGACGGTCCGCCGAGCACAAATCTCATATAATGTTTGAAATTCAGGATTTTCCCAGACTCGGCGAATAGAGCGGCGCTTTGCATCTTCAAGGGTGAAATTGAAGATACCACGCTCGAGGTCTACCTGCTCGGCGGCAGATAGAGAGGCGCAGCGGTCACGAATAATAGAGCGGATTTTATCTCGTACGGCGGACATTTGCCTTATCACCGCAGGCAACGTTTAAGCGTCATTTTTTGCTCCGATTAAAAAATTGAATTATATAACCCCGCCCCGCTAAATTGTACCAATGGGAAATAAGCGTATTATTGCAAAGCCGAACGGAATGCGCCGTAAGGTGTGTGAACGGACGCAAAAGGTAATTCTGGAAACGAACTTCTGCTACTGTGGCAATAAGCACTGCAGTGAGGGATTCAGAATGAAGTCTGAAAAGGCGCTCTGTAAAGTCCGCCGTTTCAGGGAAAAGTTTCGACCGATTCTTATTGACGACTATTATGATGAAAAAATTGAGTTTGCCGATGCTGAAACGGGAGATGAGCCACCAGAATGTTCGACTTTCACGGATTCTTTCTAGGGTTTTGGACTACACTTTCTTTAATTCTTTCTGCTTTCTATATTGTTATGTATTGTTATGAACGTTTTAATAAGGCATTCAATCAAACTATAGATAAAATTAATGATTATATTGATGAGCAATATTCTGCGACATCAGACAAATTACCAAATGATGAGCACTTTATTGTGCATATTTAATTAGATATCATACTCTTCAGCAACGAGCTCTTCTAGAGAAAACCAGACAGGAACTTTCTTAGAGCCCTTTTTTGCCTTGGCAACTTTGATAATACGAACCGGTGGTGCATCTTCCTCATCGTCCTCAGGAACTTCATCTACGACCTCTTCCTCCTCCTCTTTAATTTCCTCCTCTTCCTCCTCCTCTTCTTCTTCCTCCTCGTCGTCCTCTTCCTCGTCCTCATCTACATCATCAAAGCCGCCGTTGAGCTCATTATAGAAGTTTTTAAACATTGCGGCGTCAAACGAGACTAGAGTGCCTGCCTGGGTGGCACACAGCAGGGCTTCGCCGAACAGCAGGACGGTATCGTGCGGCGGCGGGAGCTCGTGCTTATTTTCGGTGCCCGCCTTACCAGTCTTGTAGCCGAATAGATACACCGTGATAAGTCCTCCTTCGGAGTTCGGCACTCCGTGCCTTACCCACTTGAACGTGCCGATGAGCTCTGGCGCCGTCGCACGGCGAAGAAGAGCGCAGGCGGCATCACAGTCGAGGACTTCGGTGCGATCGGCGGGTAGAGTTGCATTGCGGGTCGTGCCCTTGGGTTGTAGAATAAGACACCACATTCTTTGTGTTGTCTTATTCCACAGCGGCTTAAATGCCTTCAAATTTTTAGAGGCGCCGGTTTAAGCGCATCCGCACATTATTAATATAACAACCCGCCCCCACCAAATGTCGTACCTACTAACGTATAGCGGCAAAGCGGTCCAGGAGTTTCACATAAATCACGCCAAGGCACGCCGTTATACGCAGCACGTGATTCGCTGGGGTGCCAACTGGGGATTTATTCAACAGAGTCCGAATTGGGATACGGCGTGGCAGGCGGAGCACCGCACATCCGTTGCAGAGCACGAGCAAAATGATGAGCGATTCCTTCTAGAAAAGGTCACGCAGTCGCAAAGCCAAGCGCCTCCGCTCGCCATAGATGATATGTGGAGTGAAGAGGTCATCTTCGATCGGCATATCAAAGCCGGAAATTTACTTTATATTCGTGGCACAATGTCAGAGATTCAGGCAACCCTCAAGCAACTGAATATTTTTACTCCGTCTTGGCTTCAACAGGCTCATCCTCCTTCACTGACGAAAGAGCTGCCGCAATATCCGATGACGCCGCCTCTGCAACCGCAGCAACCGTCACAGATGCCTCAGCGGCAGGGACCTCAGCAGCAGGGACATCAGCGACAGCTGCAGCAGAAGGCTTCTCAGATGCCTTTGCGAAGAGCGCCGATATCCACGGGAGGCACGACTTCGAGCAGACCGCCTCAACCTTCTTTCCAACATCGCCCACTACGCCCGTCGCCCGCTTCAGGACCTCTGTCTTCACCTGCTCAATCAAGCCGTTTAACGCAATCACGATCGCAGGGAACGCCGCATCAACAAAACCAGTTACGACAGACTTCTGCGCAGCGGGGACAAACTTCTCAATAAGATGCTTTACAGCGGCGAGAATCTGAGCTTCCGCCTTCTCAATTGGTAGATTGATAGACCAAGCTGTAAGGACAAGCTTGGGTAGTTGGGTGATAAGGTCCGTCTGAGATAGGACCTTACCTTCTAAATCCTTCACGAGCGATTGAACAACTCCCGACAAATCGGCAAAATCCGCAAAGGCTGCAAGGGAGGATGTGGCTGCCATGATTTTATTAGGGTGTCCACTTTATTTTGCGTGGATTTACGGAATCAAAATTCAGGAATGAGAGTAGTAGAACATATGGCGACCCGGATACCAGTTGCGTGGGTTGTGCTTCTCGCAATCGTAGCCGTTTTTGTATTTTTTGGATATCATATCGTCAAGGCTTCTAGTTTTCCCCGTTTATTAGACACAAAGATTGATTCTAAGCTAAGGGCGGCACTTTCTGCCGCACAAGGTTTGCCTGCAATGAATCACGTACAGCCAACGCTTGAAATAGCACAGTCTGCTCAGTCTGAGCAGCCTTATATTCCCCCGCAGGTTTACCAGCAGGAATCACCGGATGGCGTGACCGGCAATCAATATACCCCAGAAACGGCGGCTCCGGTGATGACAACACGGCAGAGACCGCCGGTCGCAAAACCCATGCCGGTTCCGGTGGGAATGACGGAGGAGGATATGCGGACACCCGAGCCGCTACAGCGTACCCCACCGGCGATTCATTACGATCCGCCGGAAGCGACGGATCCATTGAATCGTGTGGCATTTATGGATGCGGAGTTTGGATCCAACTTACGTCATCCTGAACAGATGATTGAGCAGCGCCAGCGACCAGGAGTTGGTAGAATTGTTCCGTCGGGTCTAGGCAGTGAACGGTCATCGCCGGGTCCACACAATGCGGCGGGATATTCACCGGAAATGATACAGAATGGCGGTGACTTTATGCAGGGTGTAGGCGCATTTGATGGCGCTGATATGAATAGTTCATTTTCTATGATATAAATACTACGCTTGAATAGGAAAATTTCGTACACAAATAAAAATGCATCTGCGACAACAAGTCGTTCGAGAGAGCGTATGATATTTGCGGGTGCGACGCTTTTGAATCAGTCTATTGCTAATGGACTCATTAATACTACAAATACGGCAACGTGGAGTGGGGGAAACGGGGGCAATGGGTCGTCGGTCTCTATTGTGACGGATATAGACCAAGGTGCTGTAAATACTACACTGGCACAGTATAATTCATATATTGCGAGTGTGCCAACACTACCACAAGCACAACCATCAGCTAGAAATACACTCAATACAAGAGTTTATAACAATAATTGTAATATTATAAAATGTAATACAAATGGTTCCGTTCAATGGGTCGCTGATTTGAGTGGTGGTGGACAGGTTGTTGGATATAGTATGGGAACAGATGGACAGAATATTTATGTGACAGGTTCATTTTACAATACTATGACAATCATAAATGCCGATAGAAGTATATTTCGTAGGTTATTACCCCTTCCAGGCAATCTTGGACCTAATTGTACATTTACAGTCAAATATAATTTAGCTGGAAAAGCACAGTGGGCAGCTCAGATTAGTAGTGCACATCCTGAAAATGGTCAGAGTATTACTACAGATGGAGCAAATAGTTATATGACTGGACAGTTTTCACCAACGGTAAAACTATATAATGCGGATGGAACACCTTATCAAACGTGGTTTCAAAACAGAGACAATAGTAATCTTTCTTTTTCATATGTTGTAAAATATAATCCGAATGGTGCTATAGTATGGGCTACACAATTGGTAGTAGAGAATGGATATTCTAATTATCATACTATTATTTTAGGACCAAGCGGTCTTTATGCAATAGGATATTTTGGCGAAACAAATAATGTTATATTATATAATTCCTCAGGAACTGGCGCATTATCATTACGTAATCGTACTGGTTTGGCTGAAGGAACATCAATAATTAGTAAATATAATAGTGATGGAATTGTACAATGGGCGACAATTGTAGCAAATAATAGTATTAGTTATGGTTACAGTATAACTGTTGATAGCCAAGATAATCTATATGCTGTAGGACAATATAATACTCAATTGAGTATATATTCAGCAAATAATCAAACTTTGCCCGCAGTCAAATTACCAGCAAGTGCTAAACCTATTAGTTATCTTGTAAAATACAATTCGGCAGGCAACGTTCAATGGGGAACCTATTTTTCAGGGTCTAACCAAGCATTTTCTATTACAATTGATTCAACTGGTATTTATATTGTAGGAACTTATCTAACACCGATACTATTTTATAACAACGGAGGAGGAACATTAGGACCATTGCCATATATTAATTCCAACAATGCTTCAGATGGATTTATCGTAAAATACAATACCAATGGTGTTGCACAGTGGGCAACCTTGATTCATGGAGATATTTACGGTAGTGTTAACCCAACGACTGTAACTGTAGGAGGTGGATATGTATATGTATCGGGTTTTTTTAATGCACACACAGTTACACCCTATAGTACACCACTAGGAAGTGTAAATTCTGGAATTACTATAAATAGTAGTAGTTATGGTTCTTTTAACAATTTTCTTATACAATATGACCAAAATGGTATAGTACAGTGGGGAAATAATGGTAATAATCCATTTACAATGCTTCCGCTTTTTTCTTCAAATGACTCTACATACAGCGATTCCTTTTATAATATTATAAATGCGCAGTAACGCTGCTGGTCTAAACACTACACAACGTACTATAAATATACACCTCCCTGCAAATATGGACCAAGACTGGATCGCCGCCGCCGAAGAGTACATCGGTAAGAACGGATGGGGAGCAAGAGGCAAGACGCTCGGAATCAGTCGTATGTATTCCGAAAACGGCGCCGATAAAGCCCTTATTCGTAAAGAGAAAGTTGTCGCCAGCATTCGACCACGTGGTATCCTCTCAGGATTCCTTGCGGTTGTTCCAAATTTAGGATATGCGGTGTATCTACCGCCTATTGCGGCAAAGATGGGACCGCAACGCATTCGTCTTCGCCTATCTCCCCAAGTCCTCAATGACGGCGCCATCTTCTCGGCGTACTATAACCGCAACAAACAACTCGTTATTGAGGACGTCCTGACGTGGCAGTCTACCCCCGTTTGGCATACGAAGCCGTTCAAGGAGCGCTGGGAGCGCATTATTGCCGATTTCGCCACCAATCACTATAAACCAATGTTAGAATTACAGGGAACTGAAATCATCTTAGCACAGTATACGTCGGTAAATCAAGTACAAGCGCAAGAACCTGACGCAAACCACGTAGTTGAGTTTGTTCTTAACGGGGCAAATACTAAGCGGATTATTTGGATTCCGCCGAAGATTGAGCCAACGCCGGTAACGCAACCTGCAAAGACGCCGGTACCTGGAGCAGATATTTTCAAGGTGAAGAAAGAAATGGGACCCGATGTTTTCTCGGTGTGGAAGGGGGAGGAGCGTTTGGGTCTGGGTCTGGTAAGGACCTTGGCGATTAGCAAGGCTCTGCGTTTAGCGAATCTAGATGAGATTCAGGTTGTTGCGGAGCATAATAAGCAATTTGATAAATGGGAGATTAAGTCCGTTGTCACGGACTAAAGAGTCCGTCTTGGAGCCGAAAAAATCCGAGGGGTAATATAGAGGATGAATCGTGCGTTACGCCGAGGAATGAATAAGAAGCACGGGCTTCACGGAAGTAAAAATCGTAGCGGCGGCGGTTATGCTGCGGAGGGCACGCTTTTCCCTCTGGACAAAGCACCTGGCGGAGATTGGGCGAACCAGACGGGTCTGGGTCAGTACGCCGTGACAAACCCTTATAGCGACTGCTCCTGGACAAGCCGTCCCGGCGAGCTGTACAACGATGTTACGAATCAGAGCTTAGCGACTATCCAGACTGTTATGGCTGGAGGTCGCCGCAGTCGCCGCAATCGCACTCGCCGTGTGCGAGGCGGTGGTTGCGGTTGCGGAGGTGCGCCAAGAATGTCCCTACCTACAATGACGGGCGGAGGTTGTGGTGCGCCGTCGGTTACGGGTTTGGCGCTACGCAATAATGCGCCTTACTCAGGTGGACGTCGCAGCCGCAAGCACAGAGGCGGCGGCACCTACGGTTTCTCCGTAGACCCGAGCCAGAGCATTGGCGGCAATGGACCGAATGTAGATGCACTACACGTACCAGTACCGTGCGACGGTCGTATGGGCACGCACCATTTACTGAACCCCCAGGTTCCTGAGAATCCCGACCCACGGGCACCGGCAGACCTCTACTCTCTCTCACCCCCTGGTTCTACTGCGGGTGTGACGGGATACGAGGAGGGCGTGCTAAATCCTGCGTTCATGAAGGGCGGTCGCCGCCAAGCGAAGCGAGGTCGTACAATGCGCCGCCGCAGAGTAGGTGGAGCGTACAGCACGCCGAACGCCTACCCTGAGGAGTGCTACCGTGGTCCTGGTTCATCCTTACCGGTATACAATGCATCATCGGCGGGCTTTACCTTCTCGCCCTCAACGGACAAGGGTGTATTCTTACCCGACGGTGTAGCAGCGTTTAACGAGGTGTGGTCGGTGGCAGCACGTACAGGACCGGCGAACGGATCATCGCCTGACCCGCCGAAGTCGCTGTTTGGCGGTGCTCGTCGCA